GGAATCGCGCAGTCCACGGTGTGCTGCCCCTATATCTGATTCACCTCTTGGCCACGTTGAAGCACTGGGTCTTGTAGGCTGTGCTGGCGGCACACCTGACTCCCCTCCAAAGAAAGGACGGACAGGGATACCCGGAGCAGTACCAGCAAGCCTATCAAACATGGGGTTCATAAAACCTTCTTGAACCGCTTCAGCCCCGCCCATTAACTTCTTCTTCCAATAGTTTCCTATATAGGAAGGATCAATATGCCATAGTGCGTGTGCCATTACTTTCTCCTACTTTCCAAACAATGATGTCATCAAAGGCGCACCCATGCCCATACCTAAACCACCGGCTAGAGCTGTAATCAACGGACTTGGACCACCCGGACCAGTAGCCGTAGTAGTGCCACCATAATCGCCAGAGATACCAGCAAGGTAGTTCTGAAGACCGATGGTTGGAAGCTGTGCTTCATAAGAGTAACGCTGCATGGCTTCATCAATACCAGCCTGATCCATTGCTCGTTGCTGTGCACCAATTGCGCTCATTGCATCATACTGTTGTAGTGGTGCACCCATAATAGATGGATAGCGACCTAATGCACCAAGCTGCCTGTCTTGTGCGCTCTTATAAGCTTCAAATTGAGCAGCAGCAATCTTATTTGTAATGTCTTCTTGAGCGGCTGAAATCGCATTAGCCTGTACAATATCACCCCTAGTAGAGCCACCGGGATTATATTGAGTAATCTGCTGGCGTATACCAGGCAAGACATTACTGGTTAGCTGAGACATAGCTTGTGCTCTAACAGCATCAGCTACAGGATCAAACCTAGCAGTATCTACTTCTCCAGATAACAACCCAAGCTGCGCTTCTTCTGCGCCTATTTGTTGTGCTGCTGCTCTTGGACCGGTGATATAATCATAAGCTTGTTCTTGAGCTTGTGTTTGATACGGAGTAAACCCAGCGGTAGTTGGTCCGGCAAAATAATCCGGCGTCATTGCTCCTCTTGAGTATAAATCTTCAGCCCGTTTAAAACCCGTCTCTAGATAAGGCTTCTGTTCAGCCCAAGGTTCTGTCCTTGTGACTGTTGACTTGCTTCCTCCAGACATATTCTACTCCTTTATTAACCTAACACCAACTAAGATATCACGCAATTCTTTTTCGTCATCATCGTATATTGCCTCACTCATACTACCCGGAAAATACGGGTAATAGCCGTACTTATCTATATCTTTCTCTGTTCCTGCCGGGTGCCACATGGCCTCTTCATCACCTTCGCTTCTCCAAGTATATCTTGGGTATTCATACCTGTAACCCGGAACATCAGGCATAGGTAGTCCAGCAACAGCAGTGCTACCAGATGCATCAAAAGGATAAGGCATTTGGTCAGCTAACGAAAGATATGGAGATGCCACACCAAGCGTTCTACCTTTTCCACCTAGCTCTGTAGGTCTATGACCAAAGTGTTTCCAATGCATCCTACCATAGTCGGCTAGATTGGTCATTCCATGCTTATCCTTATTAGAAAGGAAGTCAGCCATTAAGTCTGGGTATTTCCGTACATAATTTCCAAATATACTACCACCGCTGAAATTCACAGGTACATCAGGAACGGGTGGTCTAGTCCAAGATAATAATCCTGGCATCTCATAGTCAGCAGCCGTTACACCAGCCGCAGTTAGTTTAGGTGGTAGTGCCATTAGTGTAACCTATGTTGTAATTCTTTTGTATACACAGTATATGAATCCTTCCAATCTGGTAGCAGTTTCTTCCAACCTTTTCTCCCCCACATCTCTATCGCTGTGCATCCATACCTGATGGCAAACCCTTCAATCATTGACTGAAAGTTCTTTATCTCTTTAAAGTCTTGCCCAGCCAGAGATATGATTCGTAGTATTTTCTTCTGAGGATACTGTATAAATTGTGTAACCATTGCAGCATTAATGTTTTCATTGTCTTCATAAGCTACCCATAGTTGCATTTCACCAGTAGATAATGGTTCTAGGAAATCTTCTGGTTCAAGCTCACCTTCAGAATGTACTGCTGCTTTAGCTAACATTGGTGCAACATCCTCCCAAACGTAAGGAACATCATCAGGATAGAGTAGATGTGGCTTCAAAGCTGTGTCCATGTTCCGCTATCATTAAAGAAATATATCCCTTCCCCGCTTCCCGGATTCCAGTCAGTTCCATCCGCATATCTTATATCCCCTTTTCTTGGTCTGGTCGGTTCAACATGCATACACTCAAGCCTAAAGGTAGCCTGATTTAAGAATATACTTCCGATTCTTTTTAGCTCAGTAACTACATAATTACCAAGGTCTTCTACACTTTCGGGTAATGGGCCGGGTTCGTATCTTGTTTCGCTTTTAACTACTCGGTCAATAAAGGTGGCCATCAGTATTGCCTACTTCCTCTATTACCAACATTGTCTATATCTAAAGCGTAACCATCAAGTTCCCAATCCATATCAGTAGAAGACTCAAACTTGACCGCATAGAACTTTCCAGTTCCCCTAATCGATACTTTAGATTGAGTATCAGGATTGAATAAAACCGCACTCTTCCAGTCATAACCGCCTTCAGTTGACATAGAAGTTCCAAGGTATACAGTCATAGAATTAGAACCATTAATAGACATCTTTGGATAGATGGCACTAATGCGCTTTACCCCTACAAAATCTGGTTGACCTTGAGCATTCAAGGATAAGCCAGTTCTCTCTACATAGGATGTCATTAATGCAGTATCCTTCTTATTGCCAGATCTATCTCTATATAGCTTAGTATTAATAGGATCAGCAAACAACAAGACCTTATCCTGTAATGCGTAACTCATTGTCCAAGGGCCGGTAATGGTAGCCCATGAAGTTGTTGCACTTGCCCATGTAGAAGGTAATACGGGATCTCCAACATTCCCATAGCCCATATGAGCGACATCAGGTATGTCTCTTATGGTAAACGTATTGGTTATATAGTTCCATACGACTGCCTTATTAGGCTCAACAGAGGGTGCACCATCGGCAGTGAAGCAGAATAGTATTTCAGTTCTACCGTAGTCAGCAGAAACAAAACATTTATCAATCTGTGCGCCATCAATAGAGGTAAATACATAGTCCCTCAATCGCTGTGGTAAAATAGGCTTTAGTCTTTGACCATCATTGACATAAAAGTTACCCTTACCAAAGATAGCATGACCACCATCAAACTCAGCAATGCAGTTAGTGGCAATAGCTCCAACAGTAGGGGATAATTGACGGAAAGAGAATATAAAAGGAGTGCCGACATATGTCATTGAGTATGCGGCATCTTCTTTATAGATCATAAAGGCATCACGGAGTTGCATACCATCCATTATGTCGCCTTTGGTATCAGCTAACTCATATTCACCAGCATCTACCGTACTGGTTGTCTCGTTCCAGCTTGTTGGCGTAGTCTGAATAGCTGCTTCAGTACTCCATTTTACCACTCTAGGGAAATTAACACCAGCTTGCTTTAAATTCAATGCAACCAAGAAGGAGCGAAACCCCCTCATTGAGCGACAGTAAGTAGTTATAAATGCAGGAGCGTTATCTAGGTGAGTGGCTGCAGTAGTTCCGTTCTCACCTCTACCAATCCCTGTAAACTTAGTAGAAGTCTTGCCTGTATAGGATATATCTTCAGTATCAACAGTAAAGGTACCGGCTGTTGGGAAGTCTATAGTTGAATCTACTATAATCTCATCAGGACTGGGAACTCCAGTGCCTGTTATAGCGCCATTTAATAGAGTTAAAGCTGGCCAGTTATTCAAGTCTTGCATCTTTTGGGATGACAAGACAGTGCCATCAGTTAAGGCCCAGTACTGCGGCTTATCATAAAAGTTGGTCATCACAAGGACGCCACCTAGTATAGTAGATGTCCAAGTATCATTAGCAGTGGAAGAATAATCCCCACCACTGGCTCTAGTTATATCATACCATACTGTAGAACGGGTAACGGTAGCTCCATCAGAATGAGATACTGTTACAGTTGCACCAGTAAATGTTGTAGCTGTTTTACCGGTATAAACAATATCTTCAGAATCTATTGTAATAGTACCGATAGCTTCAAAACCAACTGTACTGTCAACAGTAATTACAGTATCTGAACTGGTAATTGAACCATCTAAGGTAGTAGTAGTTCCTGTGTTGTCATAACAATATATCTTGGCTAACCCACCAACAATCCAAAACTCTGGAGAACCTAAAGTTATTTGAGTTATGTGATATGGGGCTATGGGACAAGTTGCCATAACCTCAGAAAAGCCGGGGGACTTTCTTATAGATCCTTCGTCTGTTTTGACATTATTGCCATCACTCCAGACATTGGAAGGAAGCTCCCAAGGGCTAGTCTCTTTAGCAATCCCTACTTGTCCTACTTTTTCAATAGCTACTAATGCCATTATTGCTCCCCGAAATAACTCCCACTAAATTTACTAGATACCATTGCTTTAGCCTCGATAAGACAGTTAGGAAGCATATCGTTTGGTGCTATTGTCATCCAGATTATCAAGAAAGGAATTAGAAACCAATGTGCTATTCTTGCTATCCCTACGATAAAACTCACTTAGGATATTTAGCTTTAACTGCCTGACGCTTGATTTGTAGTTGCGTCACTGCGTGCATTCTCTCTTCAACTACACCTTCCCATAGAGCTACTACCAGTTCATCTACTGATGGGTATTCTGCTTTTCGCTTACGGGCGTATGCTTGCGCGTCATGTTCTGTTTTCCACTCTGTATGTGCAGCCTCCATGTCTGCCATTGTCGGGCGATCAGAACTCGACCTCCAATCCTCAATGTATGGTCCGTCGCCATCATCACGCATAACAAAATCTTTTTCTGGAACGAAACCAAGAAACTTTAATCCGTTAGATGAAATCATAATAGTTTAAACCCCGAGCAAAATGTCATGCTTTGGCCTCCTATTAATGTCGGTGTATTGCCAGTTTCTAAGTAAGCATAAAACTGAACAAAATCTCCAACAATCAAATCTATAACACCTGTTAACGTCATGCCGCGCCATTCCTGTCTCGCCCCAGAACCATCAAACCAAGATTGTTTGAATGCTGATGACGATCCTCCAGATGCGCCCTTATAAATAGCAAGTCTTATTGTTCCTACTTCTTGTGCGCCAGCAGAATTAGTTAGGGTTGTTGTCATTGAGAAGAAGTATTTCCCCGCTTTACCTGCAGGAACTGTGAATTTATACGCAGAGTTATCAAATGCAGAATCCGTATCCCACTCTTCGGTATCCATCGGTATTATTGTCCACGTATCATCAGTATACGTGGAATCTGTGGCCCGATAAGCTCCGAACGATGGGGTATTAGTGCCAGCAGCGCCGAGAGTTACAGACGCATCAGGAAAAGTAATAGTCCTGTCCGCAGTCGGATCAGTTATAGCAAATGTAGTCTCAAAAGCATCTGCTGTAGCTCCCTCAAAGACTAGAGGAGAGCCAGCAGCAGTCTGGAATGTCGCTACACCATCTTTAATTAATACACCATCAATGGTTACTCCACCAGCAGCAGTGCGTTCAGAAATTGTGTCAACTTTAACTTCGCTCATAATAATTACCCTGCGCTTACTTTTACTGCGCCGCTATCGTTCCAAAGCCTTCCTGCAACGCTTGGATCAGATGTTGGAAGCCCAGTAAAATCAATTGTTGCTGACGGTACAGTCACCACATCCCCAGAATCTCCTATAGTTACATCTGTTCCAGTTGCAGGGGATATTTTATTTGTTTTTACTTCGGATGCCATCGCTATCCTCCTGTGATACTGGCTATTTCAGCATCGTTAAGGCCGAGTGATTTTAATTTTTCGATGGCGCTTGATTTTGCTTCGGCTGCGGCTACTTGTTCTGCTGTAGGTTCGGGGACAGGCGGTTCTACAAAGTGGAATGAGCCATCATACGTGCCACCGATTCTTGTATTCTCGTCAGCTAGAATTAACTCAGCGTCGGGTATGGACACTTCCTGCACACCATCCCATACAATTATATTTTCTACTGCGCCGTTTTTAACTACTGCGTAATTAGCCATTATTTGTACTCCCACACTATTATCAGACCGGCTGATCCCGCAGCACCACTATAGCCAGTTGTCCCACGACTACCTTCCCCGCCACCACCATAACCGGGTGTTGCGGTTGGTGGATTTGCACTGCCTGTAATAGAATAGTGCATGGAAGAAAATTGTGAACCGCCTCCAGTGTTATTTTCATTTGTCTGGCCGCCGCCTGAACCGCCCGTGATATTAAAGTCACCACCCGTTCCAGTACCGCCGGCACCCCCACCTGAATTGTTTGTTTGGCCAAGAGCGCCTCCATTACCAACTATATCGGTAAAAGAACCCGATCCAGTAGCCTTTACAAAACTCGATAAACCGCCAGCAACTCCATTTGCAGCAGAACCACCTCCAGTACCCGCGCTTCCTATAGTTACAGTTGCAGTATCTATATCGGTTACATCTAAAAATTTCCTAGCATAACCTCCGCCTCCACCGCCATCTCCTTTACTTGTGGAACCACCTCCGCCGCCTCCTCCTGCTCCTTGAACCTCGACCACCAGCTTGGTCGGATCGTTGTCAGTCTTAGTCCATGTACCAGAGGCAGTGTATACTTCCATATTGACAAACCCAGCACTAGGAAACCCAGTTGTAGTCGCACCAGTTACATCAATCGTGCCATTAACATCCAGCGTTGCACCACTAGCTATATCAATCTCTGCTGATGCAGGGAGTTGGAAAAGATCAGAAGCATCACCAAGTGTTACAGTCGTACTTGTCGCAGGGGATATTTTATTTGTTTTTACTTCGGATGCCATCGCTATCCTCCTGTGATACTGGCTATTTCAGCATCGTTTAGGCCGAGTGATTTTAATTTTTCGATGGCGCTTGATTTTGTTTCGGCTGCAGATACTTGT